ATTCGCAGGTTGCCTACGAAAAGCTACTCGACGGACACCTGACAGACTTTTCGATTACCGCCATGCCAACGGCACAGCGGGCTATTCGTCGTGGTGAATCAATGATGCACGGCGAACAAGAAGTTACAGGGCCAGCGGTGATTGTCACCGAGTGGACGCCTACGGACGCATCGCTTGTAGCAGCGGGTGCCGACGAAACATCAACAGTACGCGAGCTGCTGCGTAGTTATTCAACATCTCACAGGGAGACAAAAAGAATGTTATCCGAAGGAATTAAAGCCGCACTTGTTGCAAAGGGAATGCCTGAACAGATCGACGATGCAGAACAGGCACTGGCTTGGGCTGCTGGATTGATGACGGCACTTGCACCAGCAGCGGCAATTGCAGAACCAATTCAGTCGGCGGAAGACACTCCGATTGTCGAGGAAGAACCCGCAACTGAAGAACCAAAACTAGAAGACATCGAAAAGATGGATGGAGAAGAAGACATGAAAGAAGAAATTGAAAAAGCTGTCAAGCGTTCGGCAAAAGCTGAACAACAGCGACAAAAGGAAATCCGGGCAATTGTCGAATCAGTGAAAATTGAACGTGCGTTCGCTGATGAGCTTTGTGATTCCGGTGTTTCTATCGACATTGCACGTCAGAAGGTATTGGAAAGAATGACTACCACGCAACCACTGGGAAGCGGGCCAACAGTGGTTCGCGAAGGACGGGAAGAATTACGCAAGGCGATGCGATCGGGATTGATTTGCCGAGCATTGCAAAGCAGCGGTGCCCGCAACGCACAAATGGACGAAGCCGATAAAGTCGCCGGCTATCAGGACTTTTCGCGTATGTCGATGTTACGAATGGTTGAGCGATCGTTGCAGTCGGCAGGACTCGACACTAGTCGCATGACCCCACAAGAGATGACGATGGTTTCATTTAACCATCGACCGACAATTGAGCGACTGCAAAATTTCAACATCATTCGCGATGCCTACCACACGACTGGTAGCTTCGCGAATTTGATGCTGGATGCCGCGAACAAGACGCTTTTGGCTGGCTACGAAGAAGCTCCATACACATGGAATCTCTGGGCACGTCAGGCACCAAGCGTTCCTGACTTTAAGAACATCAACCGCATTCGCTTCAGCGAATCACCGAACCTTCTAGAAGTTGCTGAAAACAGCGACTACCCAGAGGGCGCGATGAGCGACAGCCGCGAGGTTTACGCCGTTTCTAAATTTGGACGGGTATATTCAGTGAGCCTCGAAACTGTCATTAATGACGACCTTGACGCCATCAGCCGCATTCCTCAGATGCACGGCAACGCTGCACGGCGGACGCAGAACAAGAAGGTCTACGAGGTGCTGACATCTAACCCAACGATGGGCGACACCTATTCCCTTTTTAGTTCTTCGCACGCATCGGGCGACAACACCAGCGGATCAGCGGCAGCACCATCGGTGACTACGCTTAATGCTGGGTTCGTCAAGATGATGACGCAGAAGGGATTAAATACGGACGTGATTCTGAATATTCAGCCGCGTTACTTGATTGTGCCGGTAGCTTACTCGGCTACTGCGTTGCAATTGGCCGGATCGTTTGCAGATCCGGTTGCAGGTGGTTCGGCTGCTGGTAACAGCAACTCGCTGAACATCTACGGTCCTAATGGATCGCGACCGATTCAAGTGATCGCTGAACCGCAACTTGATGCGTCAAGCTCGACGAATTGGTATTTGGCTGCCGATCCAGGGCAGATTGATACCGTTGAACTGTCGTTCTTGCAGGGTGAAGAATCGCCGGTACTTGAGCAGGAGTGGGACTTCGACAAGGACGTTTACAAGTACAAGGTACGCCAGACGTTCGGCGTCAAAGCAATTGATTGGCGTGGATTGTTCCGCAATTCTGCCTAGTAGCTTCTCCGCGATGACAGCGGGCGGGGGTTATGCTCTCACCTCCGCCCGCTGACGACCGATCGGGAGCGATGTGAACAATTCAACTTTTAGAATAGCGAGATAAAATAATGGCCGGGATTAAAGACTTTGCAGTATATCACGACGACTTCTTTGGAGGTCGCACTTTCGCGGCAACCGTCGGCGAAGGTGACTGGAAAATCACCGACACAAGTTCTTCGGGCACACCGACCTATGCGTCGGTCACACCGTCGGCAGTCGGTGAAGTTGCACTGACGCTGGCTTCAACCAGTGAAGTGGAAAACGTCTGTCTCGATTTTGGGGACAAACTGTGTTTCGACATCGATAACTTGCAGCGGTTCGAGGCTCGCGTAAAGGTATCAGGCTGCACCAGCGGCACGACCATTGCTTTCGGGCTACAGTCTGCACGCAACGATGACACTGACTCAACGACCAACAACGCACAGTTTAAGATGGTGGGCGCTACGTCAACCACTGCTGTTGTGGTGGAAACTGATGACGGCACGTCTGACCTCGACGACAAGGCAACCGGCCAAACACTTTCGACGACTTACAAGCGGTTCGAGATTGACTTCACCGGCGGTAAGTCTGACGTGCGGTTTTATATCGACGGTGTGCAGGTGGCAACCTCGACTACGTTCACGATGGCGGCTGCGACCGGTTCGCTTCAGCCGTTCGTGCAGATCTCCAAGACTGCGACAGCCAATACTGACGCAGTGACTGTTGACTACATCGAAGTGACCTGCAAGCGGTAATTATGACGCTGCGCGAAGCGATTGAAAACGATGCTCAGTCGGTGTTTCTGAATACCGATGAGTTTGCTGAAACTGTGACCTATTACCCCCGGATATTCTCTGGGGGTGATAGTCGCACTTCGCGAAGTATCAAGGCTGTTGTGTTTCGCGAGTCGATGGTAAACGTGACTGAAGATGGTGGCACGACGCTACTGCCAATGTTTGAAGTCCACGTCAAAAATGACGCAACGCTCGGCATTAGTTCAACGGAGCTTGATACGGGCGGCGATCAATTAGAGTTCGGGGCACGCGACGGAATGTCTGCGACCAAGAGAACTATCACGCGAGTTGTTACGCAAGATCACGGGATGCTAGTGCTCGAATGCCGCTAACAGTACCAGTAGACGAAGCGATCGTAGAAGACATCGAAACGCTGCTTGCAGCAATCGATGACGTAACGGTTATTCGACAGCGTAAGCAAGTCGACGAATGGACGCCTGAAGACTTGCAAATTGTGCTGGTCAAGAAATCCCTAGAGCGATTGCCAGAGATCGATTGTCCTGGTAATCCGCCTGCGATTGGCTACGAAATGGAAGTGCAATTAAGGTTGCATCGGTTGCAAAGCGAACGCGATGATGAACCCCTGGATGTGTTGCTTAGCACTTTTGTTGCAGATGTGATGGCCGCAATTACAGCATCGACGGATTGGTACAACTGGAGCGGCAACGCGATTGATTCAGAGTTCGGTTCAGTCGAGTTCATCGATAACGATGGCGGCTTCGATGCCGCGTTATTGCCGCTGAAAATAAAGTACCGCTTTTCAGAGTCGAATCCATACGAGCCGAGGTCCTAGCATGTTGCAAATAAACATGGACAAAGAATCGGTTGCTGGCGTCCGGCAGGTGCTGGAGTCTCTGGGGCAGGATTTTGACAAGGCGATGAAGGTTGCCATATCAAAGACGATCAAGAAGGTCAAGATACAAGCGGCACGCAAGCTAAAAGGCGTCATACCAGCACCAGTGAAAGTACTCAAGCGGGCAGTGACGGCGGGCAGAGCGAAGTCGCGCGGCGGCACGGTTAGCGGCACAGTGTATCTACAGACTGGGCATCCAATTCCGCTGAAGTATTTGAAGCCAAGAGCATCAAAAAAACATGGAGTGATTGTGCAGGAGTTCGCCGGCACACGCCGACGGCTGCCCGATGGATTTATGCGAGATAAGTGGGGCAAGAGCGTTTATAGACGAGTCGGCACGTCCAGGACTCCGCTAAAGGTCCAGTCAGGTCCAGAGCCAGGGCAGGTCACGCGGTCTCATGGGATTGATCGAGTCGCTTATGACACAGCGAAAGCGGAACTACCGAAGCAAGTGAAAGAGCGTGTTAGATTTTTAACGCTCAAGGCTCAAGGAAAATTAAGGAATAATTAACATGCTTTACAAAAAACGATTGATTGCAATTAAGCACGAGACGACGCCAGGCACAGCCATAGCGTTAGCCAACGGCGATGCGTCGTTCAATGCTTACGACATTACGATCACTCCAAACATCACTGTTGAAGAACACATGAAGCAAAACGGCTTTGATCGTAACGGTGGCGTGCCTGGCGCGAGACAGGGGACATGCACATTCAAAACGCATATTGCTGCGACTGATGCAGCGGTGCCGACATGGGCTAGCGTTTGCTTGCCCGCTTGTGGATGGAAGAATACTACGGGATTATTTGAGCCGATCGCTGAAGATCCTGGCAGCAATTCCAAGACTGTAACAATCGGCGTCTATGCCGCTGGTAAATTGTTTTCAATCTACGGAGCGATGGGGACGTTCCGCATGGTTTTTCCGAATGGACGGCCAGCGTATACCGAATGGACGTTTACCGGAAAATGGGCGGCAGTAACCGATACGGCGTTGCTTTCGCCGACATATCCTACAGATGCTTCTATTCGCTATGCCGCTGCGACAACCACGTTTAATTCGGTGGCACTGTGCGTCGAGTCGTTGACTATTGACGCGGGCAATACGGTTGTGATGCGAGAATGTGCGACAGATGCTACCGGCTTTTATACAGCACTGGTATCGGATCGCTTCAGTAAACTGTCAGCCAATCCTGAGTCGGCGCTTGTCGCGTCACGTAACCCGCATGGACAATTGGTTTCAGGAACAGAGGCGGCGTTTGTTCTCAGTGTGGCCTATGGTACCGAGTCGTTGGTGTATTCAGCACTAGAGGCACAAGTGCTCAGCGTTGGCGATGGTAACCGCAACGGCATCATGGTTGATGATTTAGAGTTTGGATTGAATACATCCTTTTCGATGGAGTTTGGTGCCTAGTGTTATTTCTTGAACCGAACCAACGCTTTCCCATTGTGCTGGACTGTGACAAGGACAAGCCAGCCGAATCGCGTCCGACGTTTTTTTGCAAGTCGCAATCTGGACGTGGGATGATTCGAATCGCCGAGTTTTTGGATGCCGAGCGTAATGGTAATTTATCAGAAACGTTTCAGCAGTTTTCCGAAGAAATCCTTGAGCATTGCGTTGGTTGGGAAAACGTACCGTATGAGTTCAACGCCGAGTCGTTGATTCAAGTGATGAACTATTTTGAAATGCGAGAACTACTTCGAAAGATCATGTTGAATCAGCACGTTACGCCGGAGGAAAAAAAAAGCTAAGAGTTGCGGCAGCGATTAGGACGGGCAAGCTGTGTAGCGGTTGTTCAAACGTTCGCTGTGAAGACAAGGGAACAGAACTAGAACCAATTGAAATGGACTGCCCGCAGTGCAATGGCTGCGGCTGCGATGAGTGTAAAAACGGAATAGTAATAGTTGAAGGTTGCCCGCAAGATTATTGCCGAAGCATTGCCAAAGTCGCAACACTGGGAGACTGGATAGACAAAGGATTGCCGCCGGTTGCAGGCGGCTCGCTGGATCAATCAGCATGGTTCATGGAAGCGGTTGGATTGTTGCGAGCAGATGAAGCGGAGTTTAGATCGTTATGAGCGAAGCAATAAAAGTCGAGATAACTGCTGAAGACAAGGCGTCGGCGGTTATTGCTAACGCTGCGAAAAACGCAGAGAAAGCGGCTCAGCAAGTCGAGCAGGCAGCGACGAAGCAACGGCAAGAAACCGTGCGGGGTACGAAATCGTCGATAGAGTTCTTCGGAACTATAGCGAATTTTGCGGGCGGCGGGGCGATAGCTTCAATGGCAGGTCAGCTTGCTAATCTTACTGAAAAGACCGGACAGTTTTCGGAGGTTGCGCAGAAGGGATCGGCAGCAGCGCTGGCACTGCAAGGCGGCTTAGTGCTCGCAGCGACCGCCATAGCATATCAAGCTGGTTCGGCAATTCACAATCTTACGAATGATATGCAGGGCAGTATTGATGCGATGAAAAGACTGGAGGAGCAAGCCGAAAGAGCGCATCGAAAATCACAGGGTAGATTGCAAAATGAATTAAAAGACAGAAAGGCACGCATCGAGATTTCCGGCGATGAACAAGATGCACTGAAGGAAATTGACAGGATCAATAAAGAGATAGCACTGTCTACCGAAAAGCAATCGCAGATGCGGGGCGCGGCTGACGCGAAAGCATCAACGGAAGCAAGCCGACAAAACCTGCTGTCTGTCGGCATAGACTTTGCCAGCGGTGGGCATGAAGCAACGAGAATACAGAACGAAGCGAATCAGCGAGACCGTCAAATAGCTCAAGAGCGTGAACGTCAAGAAGTCTTGATGGCTCACCGCGAAGAACTGCAGCGAAGCGTAGGCATTGAAAAAGAGCTAGCCGCAGAGCGTGAGCGGCAATCGCAGTCATTACAGCAATCGACAGCACAAGAACAGCAATATGCGGCGGTAATGCAAGAGCGCCAGCAACGTGCAGAAAAACTGCAATCTCTGCACGACAACGAATTGGCTCGCCTGCAAGAGGAGGTTGCGCTGCTTGAGCAAGGCAAAGCGGCGGCAAATGCATTACGTCTTGAGCGGCAGGGAATGTCGAAAGAGGACGCGATGGGGTTTGCTTCCGCACAGGAAAAACTCGACCAATTAAAATCGCAAGACAAGCAGCAACAGCAATCTCTGACAGCAACACCTGAACTGCAAGCCAAGGAATCAAGAC